GTTGATCTTGCCGTTGTCGCCCGAGGCGAGCGTGTCGCTGGCACCCGTCACCGTGACGGGGACGTTGAACAGCGGCACATACGTGGCAGACAGGTCGACCCACTCGGTGTCGTAGTCGGTGCTCGAGCCCTTCGCCAGCACCTCCCCCGCCGCGCCACCGGCCGCCACGCCGGGGCCGGTCGCACCGGTCGCACCCGGGTCTCCCTGCGGACCCTGCGGCCCGGTCGGACCCGGATCGCCCTGCGGACCCGTCGCCCCGGTCGCGCCAGGATCACCCTGCGGCCCGGTGGCGCCGGTCTCGCCCTGGATCCCCTGCGGCCCCTGTGGACCCTCGGGGCCGGTCGCTCCGGTGGCGCCGGTCTCACCCTGCGGGCCGGTCTCGCCCTGCGCTCCTTGTGGTCCCTGAGGACCCTCGGGCCCGGGCTCCCCCTGGATGCCCTGCGGCCCGGTCTCACCCTGTGCACCTTGCGCGCCCTGCGCGCCTTGCGGGCCCTGCGGGCCGACGAGCGGGGTTGGTGAGCCCCACGCCCCGGCGGTCTTCGGGCCGTAGATCGTGTCCGCGGTCGTGTCGATGTAGAAGTCGCCGTTCGAGCCGAGGCCCGACGACGGGGCACCGGCGCCGTTCAGGATCGTGTTCCCACCCCCACCGGTGCCGCCGGTGCCCGCGGGGCCGGGGGGTCCGGTCTCGATGATGTCGATCGTCTGGTCGCCGGTGACGATGTCGATCTGGTACGTGCTCACTCGGTCACCACCTCACGGATCACGCAGGACCGCCACGGCACCAGCGTCGTGGTGACGCCACCGATCACCTGCTTCACGTCGAACACAGCGCGGCCCACGGTCAGATCGGCCGAGGCGGTCTCGTCGAGCACCAGGCGCACCTCGCCGTCAGCGGCGTCGGTCGCGTCGACGGTGAACGTGGCGAGGAGGGCGCCGCCGGGTTCGTCACGGATCTCCGAGGCGAACGTGCGGGTCGACACGTCGACCTCGGTGTCCTTAATGCTGTCGGTCCAGAAGCGGAGCACGATCGTGGTCTGCCGTCCGATCTCGACCGTCACCGGTGTCCGGGTGCTCATCGGGTCCCCCTTGTTCAGTCGGCCGGGCCGACGTCGTAGACGGCGATCCAGGCCAGGTCAGACGCCGACGCGAGCACGTCGACCGACGTCGATGCTCCGGCTTGCACCTGCAGCTTCAACGTGACCGAGCCGGGGGTGAACTCGCGAGGCGAGATCGAGCCGTCCCACACGTCGATCACGAAGTCGCCGCCGCCCTCGATCTGCGCGCCACCGGCACCGAACGTGCCGATGTCGACGCCTTGGGCGAGGATGTTGCCGTAGCCGACGCAGCGGCCGGCGGTGTCGTACTGCACCTTGCAGTGGGCTCGGATCTCGTAGAGCCGGTCGGCTTCGGCGGTGAACACGAGGGTGACGATGTCGGCCGGGTCGGTGATGTTCAGCGTGTTCGTGTTCGCTGTCGCCTGCCCGATCAGCCCCTTCGGGTAGGCGGACAGATCGGGGACGAGGGTCTCCCAGCCTTCCCCGGTGTGCCCGTACCAGCCCTCCTCGGCGCCGGCGGTCACCCGTGCCAGGTCACCGTCAGCGGCGCCGGTCAGCGCGGCGAGGGTGGAGGCGGTGCGTGCCCGCGGGAACCGCCACACCACGTCGGATGCGGTCGAATCGTCGGACATCAGGATCTGCTGATCGGAGGCGGTGAGCAGACCGTCGATCCATTCGGCGAGCGCCTGGATCTGCGCCGGGCCGTTCGGCGGGTCCGAGCCCTCCGGGTACGGTGCGCCCTTCGCGGTGGTGGTTGCCATTCGGTCCTCCGGTCAGACGGTCGGCGGGTTCGGGGCGCCGGCCTCGAGCAGCGCCCACCACGTCGCGTTGTCGCCGAGCAGCTCGTCCCAGTCGGCCCAGGTGTCGACGACCTCGTCCCAGTCGAGGAACTGGGTGACCCGATCGAGGCCGTAGACGAGGTCCCACCGCTTGTTGACGTAGTCGATGAAGTGGGTGACCCGTTCGATGCGGGCGATCTGGATCAGGTCAGGGCGGCCGGGCGGGTGGGCGACGACGCCGACGTGGTCGCCCGGGCGCAGGAGACACGACGCCCAGGGGACTCGGGCGTCGCGGGCCTGGATGCGCAGCTCGGGGATGAGGGTGCGCGGGATGCGACGATCGAGCAGGAGGGCGTCGGCGCGGGCTCGGGCGTCGGCCGGGTCGCCGAGCGTGGTGTCGAGCTCGAGGACGGTCGACGTTCGGTACTTCGTGGTCGCGTCGACGGCGGTGTGGATCTCGCCGGTGCCGCGCTTCACCTTCACGGTGGTGGCGAGACGGTCGATGCCGTAGGCGACGGAGGCGTCGACGACCGGGGCGCCGATCTGGCCGCGGGTGTCGAACCAGGCGACCACCGTCTCGGGGTCGGTCTGCCGGTAGAGCGGGATCCCGTCGGCGGTGAGGTCGACGGTGACCGTCGCGCCGTCGCCGTTGGCGCCCTTCACGATGTGATCGAGGGCGGTGTCGGTGCCGGTGTCCGCCGGCGAGCACTCCGGCCAACCGGTACCGGACACGACGGAGTCGAGGCCGGCGTTCGTGCAGATCCGGGTGAACCGTTCGGCGGTGTCGTCGGTCGCCCACGGTTCCAGGCCGAGGGCGTAGATCTCGGCAGCGGTCGGCAGGCCGGTGGTCGACGTGTTCGACGCGAGGATCATCGACTGGATCAGGGCCGCTTCGTACATGTCGAGGGTGCGGTCCTGGGCGACGATGATCTCATCGAGGACGAGGGCGTCGGCGGTGGTGAACGTCTCGGTCCCGGCGGCGTTGGCGTCCATCGTCACCGTGTACGTCGTCGTGCCGGTGCGGGCGATCGTGATCAGGTGCGGCTGCCCGTCACCGACGTTCGACACGCCAGGCACCGTCCCGAGGTCGGTCTGCGCGCTGGACTCGACGCAGCGCCCGTAGATCTGTGCGAACTGGCCCGGGGTGGCGAGCACCTCGATCGCGTCGCCGCCGGCACCGGCGATCGACACCAGCACCGGGGCGCCGGAGACGCTGCCGGAGGTGTCGGAACGCCACGAGTCGATCGACACCCAGGCGTGCAACACCCAGCGGGCCGCGTCGACGGTCACCGGGATGCTGGCCGTGACGTCCTCGCCGCCGAACCGGGTGCACTCCCGCGGTTCGAACGGGAGCATCGACTGCTGGGTTCGGACCGGCAACGACCAGGCACCGTCGGCGTCACCGACGATGTCCTCGATGATCGACCCGGGCGCCGAGAACGGCCAGACGTGCTTCACCGTCGTGTTCGCGCGCATCGTCTCGACGAGCGCCGACTCGAGCGGGGTCTGCGCCAGATCAGCCAGAGCGTCGACGAGCTCGATCTCCATCTCAGCCATGCCGAGGTTCCACGACGGCGTCATCCGATCCACCGACCCGACGAACAGCACGGATCCGGTGACGTCGTCGGCGTCCTCGAACACGGTGACCCTGATGCGGGTGTCCTTGTCGACGCCCGGCCCGTTGTCCCACCACGGCGACGTCGTGTTCGACGGGTCAAGCGCACCGCTGCGGTTGTCGAAGATGATCGTGCAGATCCCCGGCTCGACCTCCTCGACCCGGGCGCGGGTGCCTTCCTCGACCGCGACCGACCGGACACAGCACACGCCATCGATGCGGGTCCACACCAGCTCATCCACGGGCGTCGACCACGCCTGCGACAGTGCCGCCTCGACCGTCATCAACGGGGTGTCGCGGGCGGTGACCGGCGGGGTGAAGATCGGGCCCACCCGGGTCGTCCCGGCGGTGGCCGATTCGCCGGTGACGTCGAGGTTGACCTCGGCCTCGAGCACGGCGGCACCGATGCTGGTGGAGGTGCCGGTCGGGTCGATGTCGGTCGGCGGTGGCGGCGCTGAGATCGTGACGGCGTCGAGGCGGAACCCGTCATCGAACGAGGTGATCTCGTTCGATGCCTCGTTCTCGACGCTGATCTGGATCTCGACCGTGGCGTACAGGCCGTTGAAGGTGTCAGGGGTGACCAGCCCAGCCAACGTGTTCCACCCCGGCGACAGCACCGCGGCCAGGTCGGGGGCCTCCGGGATGATGAACACCCGATCCCCTGAGACGACGTCGCCGTACAGCAGGGCCGCGTAGAAGTTCGCGGTCGTGACCGACGGACCGAGCAGGTTGTCGAACAGTTCCTCGGGCACCCAGAAGGCGAACGACACCACGACCGGGTCGGCGCTGTCGAGCAAGACCGGCCGGGACTGGAAGGCGGCGAGGATCTGATAGCCGTCGCCCGGGAAGCCCGGGTTCTTGAGTGACTGCGTGCCGTTGAACGCCTGGTCGTTGACGACGGTCAGGACGTTCCCGCCGCCAGGCAGCGATGTCGTCCAGTCGACCCAGCCGGCGGTGTCGAGCGACAGGTCGAAGCTCGAGGCCTGCCCGACGAGTGACGCCTCGATGTGCCTGGCGTCGCCGTCTTCAGTGATCCGGCGGTCCCCGCCCTCGGTGGTGCGAGTCATTGCCTACCCCCCGGCTGCCCGGTCACGAGTTGCGGACGAGGTACCCGAAGGCGAGGCCGTAGCTGCCGGACAGCGTGTCCGGAGTTACCGAGCCGTAGCGCGAGACCCGCAGGATGAACCAGCCGGACGACGGTCGGTTCATCGAGCCGATGTCGATGTCGTGCCTGACCCCCGACCCGCGCGCAGTGACCGCCCCTGTCTGGGACAGGTTGTAATTGATGTTCTGTGTGCCGATCAGCGCGCTGTTGTCCGCGCCGATCGTTCTCGTTTCCGCCCCGATCGCCACGTCGCCGGTAGCGCTTGACGTGTTGCGCCACACGAGCACCACGTCGAAGTTCCCCCACCCCGCAGGGACGTACACGTAACCGGCGATTGACTGCTCCGAGCCATCGGTGAACACCCACTGGCCGTCCGAGAAGATGCCGCCACGCGTCGGACTGCTGATGTACGGGTTGAAGCCGGTCAGGTCGATGGGGTGGATGGTTTCGCCGCCACCGAGCGCCGCCCCAAGGTCAGCGACGGTGATCGCCTTCGTTGTCGGCGTCCCCGCCAGGTCCGTGGTGACGGCAACGAGATCAGTCGGGTCGAGCGTCGACGTGGTCGGCAGCTCGGAGTCCTTCACGTCAGGCATCGGGTCACGCCTCCGCAGTCACGGTGATCGACAGGGTGCGCAGGATCACCGTCGCACCGAGCGCCACCGGGACCGGTGACGCCGGGCGGGCGGTCGCCTTGAACGTCCCACCCGACGACGCCGTCCACAGGGTCACCGCTTCGATGGTGAACCCGGCCGATGCCTCCCACTCCGGGTTCGTCGTCGCCGCCACCACACCACCCGACCCGGCGCCGAGGGTCACCGCCTGACGGGTCGCGTCGACGGCGGTGATCACGTTCGCCGTGCCCGACCCGCCGGGCTCACCGGAATGCAGCTGGACATGGGTGACACCGGCGAGCGCCGCGTCGACCGCCAGCGTTGCAGCGCTGCTGCTGAGTGCCATCAGATCCTCCTCACGCAGCCCGACGACGGAACGCCGGGCGACCAGTCACACGCTCACGGTCGACCATCTCGTCGACCACCACCCGGGCGATCTCCCGCCCGTTCAACTGCACCGGCACCACGATCGTCCGGGAGTCCCGACCGGAGCCGACCGACACCCGCTCGAGGGGCGACACGCGCGCCCCGGCGTTCAGGTCGACGATCTCGGGCCCGGCTTCGCCGACGATCGCGAGGCCGCCACGGCGCACATCGCCGCCGTCGGCGAGCATCGGCAACTGCGGCAACCCGACCCGGGTGCCGGCGATCCCGATCGCCATCGTCACCGGGTTGTTCGGCACGGTGAACGACAGCTTGTTCCAGGCGCCGATCACGAAGTTCAGCACCGACTTGAACGCCCCGATCAACATGTCCATCGCCGCCTTGTGGCCTTCCACCAGCCAGTCCCAGAACCCGGAGAACCAACGCTTGATCGTGTCCCAGTTCCGCACGATCACGTACGTCGCCGCCAGCGCAGCGATCGCCGCCGCCGCATACGGGCCGAGCGCCGCCATCGACCCGAGCAGACCACCAGCACCACCAGCAGCTCCGAGCGCACCACCACCCTTCAGCAGGAGCAGCAGCACACCGAACTCCTTCGCCACCGGCGCGACCGCGGAGCCGAGGCCGAGCATCATGTACGCGGCATCGTCGAGGCCGGCCGGCAGCGAGTCGATCAGGGGGACGAGCTTCTCCGACATGGAGACCACCCAGTCCTCCATCCCCCGCTTGGCTTCCTCGACCCGCGTGGAGAGGTTGTCGTTGAGGACGTCGCCGAGCTGCTCGGACTTCCCGGTCACGTCGGGCAGGGTCGTGCCGGCCATCAGCTGCAGCAGCTCGTTGACCTTCGCCCCGTCCCCGGAGATGTCCTCGAACGGGGCGCCGAACAGAGCGACCGCTGCGGCGGACTGGGCGGCCGGATCAGGGATCGCGAGGAGACCGGCGACGATCTCGTTGAACGCCATCCGAGCATCCACACCACCGGCGAGGATGCGGGCCCGCATCGACTCCGCAGACATCCCCATCGCGTCGTACGCGTCAGCGGTCCCGGCCGACATGTCGGCGGCACGGATCCGGAGCTCCTTCACGGAGTCGCCGAGCTTGTCGATCATGTACGTGCCACCGGCAGCAGCACCGGACAGCATCCCGATCGCCTCTTCGCCGGTGAACCCGAGACCGGCGAAGAACTGGCTGTACTCGTGCACGGCGTCGGACAGCTCGTCGCGCATCGCCGGACCAGCAGCCTGGGCGCCGGCGACCATCAGGTCGAAGGCGTGCGTCGCAGAGCGGGCCAGACCGGAGTCCATCAGGACGGCGACGTTGCGGGTCGCCGTCATCACGTCGGTGTCCATCGCCGTCGAGAAGTTGAGGGCCTTCTGAGTCATCGACTCAAGCGACTCCTCGGACGCCGAACGCATCCCGGGGATCGTCCCCATCACCGACTCGACGGCCCGGTTCACCTCGTCCATCGACTCGCCCCACGCCCCGGCGTACACGTCGGCAGCAGCACGACCAGCGGTGGCGGCCTGAGACTCCGACAGGCCGAGGGATGCGGCGAGCCGGTCGTTGCCAACCTCGCGCTGCATCGCCTCACCGAACCCGGCAGCGAGCGCCACACCGGCGGCCGCGCCGGCGACCTTGGCGGCGTTCGCGATGCCGTCCCGGTTCGACTCGATCGCCTTCTCAGCGCCCTCGGTGAACGCCTCCCCGGTCTCCTTGCCCTCCTTGCGAGCGATCCCCTCAGCCTCGTTCAGCTGCTTCTTGAACCGGTTCAGACCGACGACGAGACCGAACGATGCGGACCCGATCTCATTGCTCGCCATCAGTCACCCCTCGGGTCTGTGCGTTGAGCCGGGCCTTCATCGCTTCCACCCGCGGCTTGAGTTCCCGCAGGCGTTCCTTACCGATCGGGCCCATCTTCGGGGCGGTCGAGCGGCGCAGATAGGTCCGCAACGGCTTCAACCGCTTCTGACGGGAGAACGCTGCGACGTGCCACGCCAACGCCACCTGATCATCGAGCGTGACCCGGCGCTGCTCTCGGGCAGCGTCGATGATCCTGATCCCCTCGACGGGGGTCAGGGTCCAGGCGGCGGCAGGGTCGACACCGGCGACGTGGAGCTGGGCGACCCACTGCCCCCAGTCCCATTCGCTGCCGCTGCCGCTGCCGCCCGGAGAGGGTCCACCGGCGACGGTTCCCCAGCCGCCCGTGCCATCTCGTCGAGCTCGTCGGTGCGCTTGCGGAACGGGGCCGACAACTGGATCAGGCCGAGCGCCGCCCCGTACGCCTGGTCCAGGCCGAGGTCGTCCACGAGGTCGTACCCGTCGTCGATCGTGTACTCCGGCCCCGGGAGCCGCTCAAGCCGCCGGTAGTTCTCGATCCCCGCCCACAACGTGGCGGCGACGTCGCGCACCGACATCGACGGCCGGCCACCACCCTCACCCATCTGGGCGATGTCGACGACGTAGCCCTGCCAGATCTCGTCGACCTTGCGACCGGTCGCCTCCTCCACCCACACCATCGCCCGCGCCGAAAGCCGCCCGACGACATAGCCGCCGGACGACCTCGGGATCGCGAAATCCCCCTGGTGCGGGTTGACCGCCGTCATCAGGCCAGCGCGCCGGAGATGGCGAGCTCGATCGACAGCGTGGTGGCGTCCTGATCGGGCGCCGACACGGTCAGACCGGTGATGGTCGCCAGCCCGGCCTCCTCCTCGGCGGCCGCCTTGTAGATCGCGACGGGGATCTGCAACCCGGTCTCGGCTGCCTTGCGGAGACCCTGCAGCGCCGTGGTCGGCGACGACACGATCTCGGGCCAGTCGTCGAGGCGGGACTCCGCCGAGATCGACCGCTCCCGGCGACCGGGGATGTTCGTCGCATCACCCGAGTCCTTGCACGACGTGTCGATCGCATCGACCGACAGCGAATACTCGAGCGACGTCTGGCAAGGCACAGCCTCCCAGTCCGGCGTCTCGGACGTCCCGACGTTCACGTACAGGAACAGCGCAGAGCCATTCATCACAGCCATCACGGCCTCCAAGGGTTCAGGTGTTGCAGGGGTGGGGGATCTAGAGCGACATCACCCGCACGTCGACCTCACGGCCGTACAGCGAGTCATCAGTCGGAGCGGGCGAGATCGAGCAGGTCGCCATGAACGCCGAGGTGTCGAGCCCGACCGGCTGCCGGTGGAGCAGGGTGCGGACCCGTTCGGTGATCGACTCGAGCGCCAACGTCGACCCGGTCGCCGCCGTGTAGCAGCGCACCGGCACCGTCACGTCCCGCCCGACAGCGTTCTTCGCGTCGTACGGTTCATCGACCACCACGTCGGCGACGACCGCGATGAACGGCAGACCGACGTCCTCGGGGACAGCGCCGTCACCGACGACGAGCACCGCCGGCGCCGACCGGTACGTCGACAGGAGCGCCGTCAACGTGGCATCGCCGGCGAGGCGTGCGGCGATGGTGGCCGCGACGTTCACAGCCCACCGGACACGTCAACGACCGCCGACGCCTCGACCTCGACCACACGTCGAGACTTCTCGGGGCGCGGGTGACGGTGCGGGCGTTGCGGGGCGACCAGCCCACAGTGCGGGCAGGTGAACGCCTTCGGGTGAACCCCGGCGTGCCACGAGTCCCGATCACAGTCCGGGCACCAGTGCATCATCGACGATCACCCCTTCTTCGCCTTCGGCATCCACGACGACGCCGTCGTCTGCACGATCTGCGCCAACCGGTCCTTCTCCCGGCGCAACACCGGATCGACGAACGGGCGACCGCGCTGGCTGTACCGGCGACCGAGACGATCGGTGCCGACGTACCCGCGGGCGAGACGCAACGCCTGAGCGTGCATCCGACCCGGGAACGCCTTCCCCTTCGCCTTGGAATCCCACGGCGACTTCATCAACACCCCGACGTCGACCGCCACGTACCGGCCGGCACGAGACTTGATCCGGTAGCTGACGGCCTTGCGGAGCGTCCCGGTGTCCACCCCGGGCGGGCCGCCCTCCGGCGAGTTCTTCGCCCCGCCGAGCTCGGCCTTGATCTCCTTGCGCCCGTGCTTCCCGGCCTCGCCGAGCGCCGCCCGGAACGCCTGCTGCGTCGACTTCATCAGCGCCTTGTTGTCCCATCGGACCTCGACGCTCGACGTGCTCATGTCCCGACCTGCACCTCGATCAGATCGACCCGGCGATGATCCAGCGGCGACCCCGCCCACCAGTCCACCGCCCCGGTCACGTCGAACACAGCGACCGCACCGGTCACCGGGCACCACTCACCGGCGAACCGATGCGACAAGGTCAACCGGTCATCGCGACGAATGTCGGCGTCGGTGTCGACGTACAAGATCCAGCGGGCGTCGACCTGGCGTTGATCCGCCGGCACGACCTCGGTCATCGACTGCGGTTGCAGCGACCCCTCCACCGTGCCAACCGTCGCCCACGCCTCGGTCCACCCGTTCGAACCATCCGAGGTGCGGGTGCGGCGGGCCTGCGTGAACCGGTGCGTACGGAACGTGTCGTGCAGCATCACGCCACCATCGGCGGGCCGATCGCCCGCAACCGCGCCGCCTCGTCACGGGTCAACCACAGGTTCACCCCGGCCGCCGAGGATGCGTAGCTCACCGACTGCGACCCGGTCGTCTGCTGCTGGATGCCGAGCGCGGAGGTTGGGCGGAGCGCACGCTGCACCGTCGAGCACACCATCGACACGATCCACGCCGGGATCTCGGCGTACCCGTGGTCGTAGGTGACCTCGATCTCACACCGCGGCCAGACGCCGTGACCGAGACGGCGCACCAGCAACCCGCCGTCGAGCCGGTACGTCGATGTGTCGGCCACAGCGTCGTCGACCTCGACCGAGGACACGGCGACCACCGGCCACTGCGGCAGCGTGAGCGACCGCGAGCACTGCCCCTCGAGCACGACGATGTCGTCCTCGACCAGGCTGATCGTCTGCCCTGCCTCCTGGCGGATGAACGACGAGGCGTCCTCGAGGAGCTGCGGCAGGCGATCGAGGTCCCCCGACCCGTGGCGGGCGACGTAGTCGTCGATCGTTGCCAGAGTCGGGAGAGTCATCGCGATCAGTCCTCGGTGGTCTTGCGGCCACGACCTCGTGGCTTCGGCGTGTGCTCCGCTGCCGGCGGCTCGGCCTCGTCGGCGGGCTCCTCTGCCTCGTCGGGATCGGCGGGCACGGCCTCGTCGGCGGGCTCGGCGGTGCCCTCGAGGAAGGCCTCCACTGCCTTCTGGTGCTCGGCTGGCACTTCGCACCCGGCGCCGGCGACGAGGAACGCGGCGGTCGGGTCGCCGTCCTCGACGATGTCGCCGGTGGTGGTGGCCCAGAGTCGGCGGGCGGCGATCACGTCTGCGTCCCGACGACGGTCCAGGTGGAGGTGGTCGTGCCGTTGGTCGCCGTGCAGATGTACAGCTTGGCGTTGGTGGTGTCGATGCACAGTCCGCCGAGCGCCACTCGGCCGGCGAAGGCGTTGGCGCCGGGTGCACCGGCGTTGAGGATCGGCGTGTACAGCCCGTTGTTCGGCTGCACGACACCGCCGGAGATGATGCCCATTCGGGCCTCCTTCGTGAATCGTTGGTCGTTGCGGTGGTGCCCGGGGTGGGACGCCGATACCGATCAGGGTCGACGTCCCACCCCGGAACGTCTCAGATGCCGGTGACCGTGGCGAACGCGGCGGGGCGGAGCCAGACCGGGACGGCCCGGATACCGGCGCGCACGGCCTGCTTGCCGTGCGTGAAGAAGTCCGAGTGCGAGTCGGAGACCTTCACCTCGACGCCCCGACGCACGACGAGCATCGAGAAGTTCTCGAAGTCGCCGACGATCGCGGTGTTCTCGGTCTGAGCGTCGGACTCGGTGACCTGCAGACCCCAGATGCGGGCCGGGCCGGGCTCCGACGGCGACCCCCAGATGTAGATCCCGTCCGTGGTGCGCAGGAGACGCACGTCCTGCCAGTCGTTCGGGTGGAAGATCGCTGCGTTGGGCATCGCCCGGCCGGTCACCTTCACCTTCGTCATCGCCTTGTACACGGCGTCCGGGGTCGGGTCGGCGCCCTTGGCCTGGGTCTGGATGCCGACCACGTTGTTGACGCCGCGCACGTTCGGTGCCGTGCCGTTGCCGGTGAGGATCTGACCGTCGAGGCGCTGGCGGACCATGAACGGCAGGCGCCGGTTCAGGTAGGCCTCGGCCTCTGCCTCGTCCTCGAGCTGCTCATCGGTGGCGGGGATGTACACGCCGATCGTCTCGACCGACACGGTGCGCTCGGTGAGCGCCAGCGCAGCCTCGCCGTAGGCGCCGCCCTCGGACCGCTCCGCTGCGTTGTTCGTGAAGGTGGTCTCCTCCATGTAGGAGTAGGCCTTCTGGCTCCACGGGACCGGCTCGCCGAGCAGGTCGGTGACCTGGATCGGGCGCTCGGCCTTGTCGACGACACGGCCGGAGCGGATCACCTCGGGGTCCCAGCCGGCGCCGCGCTCGAACAGGGTCTTGATGTCGACGTCGATCTCGGCGACGGTGCCCTTCACCGACAGCGCGGACGACTTGAGCAGCTGCTTCGCGAACGAGGCCCGCTGCTTCGTCGCCCCGGTCGGCGAGTCGGGCTCCGCACCGGACTCGCGGCCCGTCAGGTGCCCGGCGGCCTTGGCGACTGCCTGGAGCTCGTCGCGCTTCGCGCCGAGCTCGGTGAGCTCGTCGTTCAGCGCCTTGATCTCGGCGGCGGGGTTGTCGAGGCCCTTGACCTTCGTCAGGTCGATGGTGCCCTCGTCGCCGGCCTGGGCCTGGGCGAAGATGTCAGCGAGCTTGGTCTGGCGGTCCTCGATCTTGCCGAGAACCTCCTTGAGCTCAGGGAACTTGAGGGTGCTCATGGCTTCACTCCTTGTGAGAAGGCGACGAACCGCAGGTACTCACCTGTGATGTCGGTGTCGTCGATGTCGTTGGGTTCGGGCAGTAGCCGCTTGAGACGGTCGAGCTGGTCGCCGATGCCGGCGAGCCGTTCGACGGTGTCGTCGCTGAGCGACTTGCCCTTGGCAGCGCGGAGAGCCATGACTTCCTCTGCCCTTGCGGTGAGCGCCTCGACGTCGGCCAGGACCGACTTGAGGTGCTCGGCGAACTTGCGGCCGCTCTTCGGGGCGTAGACGACGCGCCGCTCGACGTCGACCTCGTCGTCGGCCAGGGTGATCACGTCGTCGTCACGGTCGAAGGAGACCTGGACGAGGCGCATCGACTCGGGGTCGTCGATCTCGAAGATCGCGAACCCGGCGTCGAGGTCGAAGTCGGCGACCCACACGTACACGTCGTCGCCCCACCGCTCACGGCCGAGCGCGCGCAGCTGCTGCGACACCTCGCTGTTCAGCTGCTTGGCGCCCTTCACCGCGAGCGTGCGGGTGTTCACCCCGGCGCCGAGCAGCACCGGGGACACCTCAGCGGTCAGCCCGACCTTCGAGATCAGGTTCGCCTTCTGCCCCTTCCAGGTGCCGCGCTGGGCCTCGACGTCCTGCAGCGACCACGACCACTCGCCGAGCCCGTGCTCGGCGAGCCCCTTCACCGCACCGAACGTGTTGCGGCCCTGGTCGGTGTCGAGGAAGAACTTGACCCGAGCGATCAGCTCGTCGCCCACCTCGTGGATCGTTCCCGCGCCGGTCGGCAGTTCACCGGACCACGTCTTGTGCCCGTACGCGGACACCGTCACCGCGGCACCGTCGGTGATCGCTCCGGGGAGGATCACGTCGCCGTCCTTGTCGATCACGTTCAGCGTGGCGAACACGGCCTCGACCTCGCCGAGGTCGGCGTTCTTCACCCGGACGCGTGCGGGTGCGACCTTCTTCATCATGGGTTCCTCCGCTCAGGACGGTGGTCGGGTCAGTCGCCCGCGGGCGCCGGGGTGGGCTGCTGCTGCACCGACGGCAGCCCGTTGTGCTTGCCGAGCAGCGGGTCGAAATCGAGTGCTTCAACGGCACGGATCGAGGCGTCAGCATCGAACCCGTTCGTGGTCAACGCGGTGAGCGATCGCGCTCGCTCGGCGAAGATCCGGGCGGCGTCGAGCGCGTCCTCCTGCAGGAACGGGATGTCGTCGTCGTACCAGAGCCGGCTCCCGGCAGGTACCTCGGCGAACTTCGCCAGCGACGCCACCGCGGTCCGCCAGTTCGGCCGCAGCAGCATGTCGGCCATCCGACGCTTCGCGGATCCGTAGTTCCCGGCGTTGAGCGAGGACCCGGACATGCCCTCGGAGAACTGGGCCATGATCGCCCCGACCCCCGACGCTGCAGCGATCCTCGACTCGCCGGCGCCCTGCGTCGCCTTGAAGTCGAGCTGCTTCAGGTCAGCACCGACCACCATCGCGTCCGCGCCGCCACCGAGGTGCAGCGCCTTGTACGCGTTCTTCAGGCCCTGGTGCCCGTCCTGGAACGCCTTCACCGCCGCCTTGAACGCCTCCGGCGTCGTCGACTTGTCGTACTTGATCACGATCTGCGGCGTCGCCCCGTTCTCGAAGAACCGCCGCTTGTGCTCCGTCGCCGCCGAGTCAGCGTCGATCTCGCGCAGCACCGGCGTGAGCCACGACATCCCGCGCCACTGAGCCACAGGGTCCGGGATCGGCGACCAGTGCGCCACCCGCTCCGGAGTCAGGAGCACCGGCTCGTACGTGCGGCCCGGAACCTTCGGCTGGTACAGGTACCCGATCACCTCGGCCTCGAGGGCGAAGGCATCCGGGTCCTCGAACACGTCATCGATGTCGACGTCGGAATCAGCCGGGATCCCCGACAGGATCGTCACCCAGTCCGGCCGCAACCGCCGCAACCGCCGCTCACCGCGGCGCACGACCGGCGTCGCGTAGAAGTTCCCGGCGAGCGACCCGTCCTGCTCCATCCGAGACAGCAGCTCGCCCGTGGTGCCATTCGGCCACGGCTCATCGAGCAGCGACAGGTCACCACCCGATGCGTGGAGACGGCCGGCGCGCCCGTCGACCAGCTCCTGGAACAGGATCCGTGCCTCGGAGAACGGCAACATCCGCGCCGCCATGCACGCGAACACCACACCGTTCGCCTTGTAGGCGTGTCGCACGTAGCTCTCGAAGCTGTGCTCCACCCGCTCCTTCGACGACACAGGCGACGTCCCGCCCCACAGCGCGTCATCGCCAACCGACCAGAACGGCGGCCGGACGAACCCGCCGCCGCCGAACGACAACGACCGCTTCAGCCCAGCGGGCCGAGCCCGCCGCAACGCCTCGACGGGACGCATCAGCCGTCCACCGCCAGCGTCTCGGCCTCACCGTCGGTCGTCTCGACCGGTTCGGCAGGGCCGAGCTCGCCGAGGATCAGCCACGACCAACCGGCCAACAGCACGCCACCGGCCACGAGGCCGGCGCCCCGGTGAACATCACCGACACCGAGAGCGATCAGGGTCGCCGACAGGGCGAGCATCACGGCGAACATCACGTTGCGCATCTCGCCGCCTTCCATCAGGTGAACGCGAACATCGGCTCAGCAGGGGGCTCTTCCTCGGCGCCAGTGAGACCACGAGCGACGGCGTCGCCGAGGGCGTGCACCGCTGACACCACCGCCGACAGAGCGTCGATCGGATGACCCTCGACCCGGCGGGCCGGCCGCCACCACGTCGACCCCTCACGCCCCAACATCACCTTGCGGGCATTCGCCATGTGCCGCACCAGCACCGGATCACCGGTGTGCCCGAGCACACCCTCACGAGCCATCGTCGAGAACCGCTCACACGCCGGACCGATACGAGAGTCGGAGCGGTGCGGGAACCGCATCAGCGCCTCACCGAACTCGGCGGCGATCTCGTCGAGCTCGGACTGCCAGCCCGCATCGTCCGCATACCCGCGCACCACCCGGTACCGCTGGCAGGTCTCCCGGATCTTCTCCACCACCTCACGGCGCGGGACACGCCAGCCCTTCGACGTGTGCCCGTGCTCGTCGACCGGTGGCTCCCACACACCGATCGGCACGATCAGCCAATCCGGCCACCGCACCGCGTACAGCGCCGTCGCATCACCGGACTCCGACCCGTCGAACCCGAGAGCGATCGTGTCGCCCTCGGCCAGCGCCGCGCCTTCCCGCTCAAGGTCGGCCCAGGCGACGAGGTCGACCGGCGCTTCCTCGGGAGCGACGATCTGGTTCAGGTAGAACCGCCGGTACTCGGACGGTTCGGTGTCGGCCGCCTCCTCGACCAGGCGGTCGAGGTCGACCCAGCCGCCACGATCACGAGCAGCCTGCCCGTACACGTAGGCCAGGGCCCGGCGCAGCCCGTCACGGTCGTCGAGCTCCACGGTCGGCGCTTCCCGCACCACGAGCAGCGAGCCGGGGACGGCGCCCTTGCGGATCGACTCCTCGGTGCGCTCTGCGACCGACCCGGCGCCCGGCGCGTAGGCGTTCGTCAGCTGCAGCGTGCGGGCGCCCATCTTCGCCGCGTTGCGGTTCAGCACCGCGGCGAGCGCCCGGCCGCCGTTGCTGTTCTTCCACAGGTGGGTCTCCTCGAGCAGCGCCGCCGAGATCGGCTGCCCCTCACGGGATCCTGCTGCGGAGGTGACCGGCTCGATCCGGCCCGGCCGGTCCTTCAGCATCGTGCGGGTGATGCCGAGGTCGAGGCCGAGGTCGTCGACGGCGTCGCTGTCGCGCAGCATGTCGAACAGCTGCCCGTACAGGTTGTCGGTCTGATCCTCCGAGGTCGCGGCGATCTGCACCCACGGCGCCGGATGCGGCCGACCCACCGGCAACCCGTCAGCGTCGAGGCCGTCAGGAACACACTCGCCGACCAGCTCGTTGAACGCGATCACCGCACCGATCGGCGACTTCGCCCACCCCTTCGACATCCGCAACATCCCGCGCCGGTAGGCGAACCGGCGACCCGACGGATCGACCGAGTACCACAGGATCAGGAACTCGACCTGCTCCCCGGTGAGCACGAGTCGACCACCAGCGCCCGACCCGGTCGGCACCGTCAGGTACTCCTCGGCGAGCTGGATCGCCGGGTCGGCGAGCGACAGCGGCGGGTCTTCCGGGTCGATCAACCCGAGCGGTCCGAGCGCCATCAGCTCCTCAACCGGTCAGACGGCCGGGCCTGCTTCGCCTTCGCCTTCTCGGGCTTCGGCTTCGGCGGGCCGAACCTGGCGATCAGCGCCGCCTTCGACGACCCGTTCGCATCCGACCGGTCCATCCCCAACGCCACCGCGTGCTCCACCCAATCGGCCTTCGGAGCCGACGCCTTCGGCGCCGGCGGAGCGGCCAGCCGTGACACCGACGCGAGACGGCGCGGCTCCCGCTGGCTCTCGACCACGGCCGGGGTGATCGTCCACCGGCGCTGCTGCAGCCCGGCCGGCGACAGGCCGTGGTCGCGCCACAGCGGCATGATCGAGTTGATCACCGTGTGCGTCGGCGTCTCGCCGCGCGCCAGCTGCTCGAGGAGCTCGGCCAGCGGCCACAGCGTCACCCCGGACGGCTGCCACTGCAACGCCTGCGGTGTCGACCACACCTCGGCCCACCACACCCGCACCAGCTCCGACCAGTCCCGGTAGCTCGGGAGCTCGGGCGGTTCACCGGCTCGGCCATCGGCCGGCAGCTGCACCCAGTCGAACGTCGGCTTGTTCCGACGGCGGCGCTGATCATCGGGCTTCGGGGGCGGTCCCATTCCGGCCATGGTCGTTACCTCCGGAATCGGTTTACGTGCCCATCTACCAGGGGCGATGCGCTCTCAGCCCCGGATACCCCAGATCCGTACAGATTTTTCGCCTGTGGGCAAGGGGTACGCCTAGGCCCTGCCCCGAGCCCGTGCGGAGGCCACCCCCCCGGCCTGACCGCCTGCCCGCACGTTGCAGGTGACGTGCTCGGGATGCGAAGGGAGCCCTGCCCGGTGCCCGAGATGCCACACGGCGCCAGGGGGGATGAGGTCCCCGCAGCGCCAGCAGTCAACGGTGCCAGCCGCCACGAGTGGGGCCCAGGCCTCCCGCTCGGCCCGGTGCTGCGAACCGTAGAGGTCGCCGCGCCGTGCGTTGCGTGCCCGGTCCCTCTCCTGTCGGCAGGTCGGGCAGGGTGAGCGGTGGACAGCTGCACCGCAGCCGATGCAGGGGATCACCTGGGGGACCTCCCTGGGTGGGGGTGGTGCTGCTCGAGGATGTCGAGCGGGCTTGCCGGGGTGGCCCTCCGGGGTGAGCTTGGAACGTGAAACGCCCGGGTGTCTTCCGACACGCCGGGCGACTCAACCAACTGGACGTGATCGTGCCACGTTTGCGCTGGTAGGTCAAGGATCGAACTACACCGGTGTGATTCGGTCATCGGCGGCGCCGCTTCGCCTTCTTCGCTGGGCGGGCCCGGGCGACCATCTCGGCGGTGATCCGCTTCCCCGAGTGGCGTGCGTCGAGCAGCTCGAGCGCAGGCATCACGGCTTCGGTGGCGTGGAAGTCGCCGCACCACCGGCACACACCGAGCACCGGGTACCGATCCGACCGGGGTTCACGGGCACCGACCCGGAGGCAGGACCGGCACCACATCTCGGTCGTGTCCGCGGCCAGGCCGACATCACGCTGCACGTTCGGGGTCGACGGTGCGCTCCCCCACTGCTCGATGATCTGGCCGAGCTCGACCACGACCTGGTGCAGGGCTTCGGCGTCGCGCCACTGCACCGACCGGCCGAGGCCGTGGTCGATCATCACCCGCACTTCGAGGTGGCAGCGGATCAGCAGACGACGACCCGACAGGGTCGGGGCCAGGTGACGGCCGCCGGCCGCCGTCACGCACCGGGTCACCGCGGTGTGGACCCGGGCGGGCAGGGCGTCGAGCCGGTCGAGGATCTGCTGCTCCCGTGGCACCCCGGTCTCGATCACCCGCTCCACCACTGACGCCGAGGCGTGCGGGCCGGAGTGCACGAACCCGCCACCACCAGACGGCACACCCGTCCCGGACGCAGCACCCGACATCCCGGGGAGTGCGTCGAGCAGGATGGCGCGGACATCGTCCCAGCGGGCGATCGCATCGAGGAGGACGTGCTCAACCTCGACCAGGACAGCGGACGGGGTGGTCGGCAGACGACGGGTGATGGTCATGCGATGTGCCCCCCTGGGAAGTGATGGTCGTCGTGCGGAGGGACTGTCTGCGGCAGCAGGTGCTCACCTTGGCGAGACTCGACCTGACCAGAGACCTGACCAGAGACCTGACCAGAGACCTGACCAGAGACCTGACCAGGACCACCACCAGGACCACCACCAGACCAGGACCTGTCCCTGGTCCGTCCCGAGTCGTGCGCGTCGCGGGCGCGTGTCGCGCTCGCGCGTGAGGGAGCGCTGGTCGGTGGTGTGGTCGGTGGTACCACCGCAGGACCAGCGGTGGTACCACGCGTGGTACCACCGTGGTCGGTGCTGGTGTGGTCCTGGTCGGTGGTCGCGGCCTGGTCTTCGGTCGCCCATGACTCGTCGCCAGAGGTGTCCGCTGCGCCGAGGCGGCGGATGCGCGGCTCAGGGAGCAGGCTCATCCCTGCTTCCTCTGGGGTGCGCTTGTTCTTGAACTGGTTGCACTCCTGGCAGCAGATGACGAGGTTCTCGAGTGTGTTCGGTCCGTTGGGGTCGAGGTGGTCGATGGTGAGCTTGTCGGGTGAGCGGGTGTCCTTCTCCTTCTTGCGGGACACTCTGCGGCCGCCACAGCGGTCGTAGCGGCATCGGTGGCCGTCGCGGCGGATCAGCTGAGCGACGAGGAAGTCGTCGCCGAGCAGGTCCTTCTTCCGGGTGTTCTTGGCGCGTCGCTCCTTGACGACGTCGGCCTTCTCCCCGTAGCCGTCCCAGAAGTCGTGCTGGCGGTAGCAGCCTGCGGGAACCCCGCCGGTGGTGACCGGGCACTTCTCCGAGGTGCATGTGTCGCCGGGCTGGTGCCACTCGCCCGCTGCGATGAGGGCGTTGACGGCCTTCTTCGTCGCTGCCGGTGACCGGTGGAACGAGAACGCTGCGAGCGCGGGGAGCATGTGCTGCTCGACGAGGCCGTCGCTGAGCTGTCGGTTGGCGTGCATGATGCCGTTCAGGCGGAGCAGGTAGGCGTCGGCGCCGAGCGCGAGCAGGCGAGGGTTGCCGAACTCTTCGTCGCGGAGTTGGGTGATCGTCATTCGTCGAGCTCCACGTATGGGGGGAACGGCAGGACGTGCACGTCTTCGGGTGGTGGGATCTGCTCGCCGTCGTTGAGCGCCCTGAACGGTGCGTACGGGTATCGGGGGCGCGGTTCGTCGCCGGCGGCGATGCGACGGGCGTCCTCGACGTCGATCGGGAACTCGCGGGACCGTCTCGGGATCTCGCACTTCGCGTCGAGGTGGTAGGCGTACCAGCGGTCGGTGGCGCCCTCGGCGTACAGCTTGGAGAAGAACGCGTGGGCTTCTTCCCAGACGGCCGAGTAGCAAGGGCGGAGGATCGGGATACACGGGTCCTGAGCCTTCCGGTTGGCCATGTCGGCCATCGTCGGGAGCGGGCCCTCGAGGCCGCTGCAGCGCCTCATGTTGCACTTGGGGGTGCGTCGGTGGAGTTCGAAGTCGCGGAGCACGACGAAGCCGACGGCGACGTCTCGGCCGCACTTGCGGCACGCGAACGGGCTGGATGACGGGACCGCTGCGGCGTCCGGATTGTGGGCCAGGTTGTAGCGGGGTCGCTCGGCGAGGATCACCGACCGCTCGTGACGTTCCGCCTCGACTCGGGTGACCTCGCCGAGATGCTCGACTTCCATCCGGGCGACGAACGGCCACCACGGCTTCGCGCGGCGATGCTCGGATGCTCGGACGGCGGCGTGGAGGGAGATCCCGACGTACAGGAGTGCGTCGTCGGCGTCGTAGAAGCGGTAGAGGTCCATGTTCGACATGGTCGCGTTGCTCACGCAGCGGTCACCACCTTGAGTGTGCGGCGCATCCGGCGGCGCTCCGTGGCGGAGAACCCGCCTCGGACACCGTTCACGGCGTCGTTGTCGTCGAGCTCCTCGACGGCGGCGGCGCGCAGGCAGGCGAGACGGACCGGGCAGGCGTCGCACAGCGCGGCGACGTGGCGGGACACGGTGCGGCCGGGGCCGGGGGTGTCGTCGAAGAACAGGGTGCGTGGGAGGCCTCGGCAGCGTGCGTGCTTCCGCCAGGAGGCTGTCGGGGGGTGTGGGAGGTAGCGGAGCGCCCAGGAGGCTCGTACGGCGTCCTGGCGGGCCTGGGCGAGGGTCCAGGTCATCGGCGCACCACCCGCCAGCGAAGGCCAAGGCCTACCCACCCGACCATGTGGACGAGGAGGTCGATGCGTGAGCCGAGGGTGTCCCATTCGTGGCCCGGGTCGGCGACGGGCCAGACGCCGAACAGGCTGATCCAGAGGAGGAGTGCGTCGGTCACGGCACTGCCTTCCAGATGGGTGGGAGCGTCGGTGTCGCGTAGCGGATGACCTCGGTGACGACTTCGCCCGCCTCGAGATCGATCTGCACGTTCCCGGCGCCGTCGCGGACGTCTTGTACTGCGTCGGTCCAACCTTCGCCGATAGTGATCGATGAGGTACGTGACGGGTCGATGCCGTGGGACGTCATCCAGTCCATGAGCGGTGCCAGGAGCCCCGAGGCCCGGAGCTCGGCGAGGTCCGCTACGGTGTACATGCTCTTCATCTCCATCAGCGGCCCCGCTCGGGCTCGTCGGTGGTGATCCACGATCGGAGGTCGTCGAGACGACGTGCCTGACCCGCAGGGTTGGCTCGGTGTCGGCGGGCGCCGACGAAGCGGCCCTGCGATCGGGCGATGACGACCTCTTCGTACGCGTACGGGTGCGCGGTCGTGAGGTCGTAGCGGCGCAGCGTCAGTTGCCACCGGTCCCAGGACCAGAGCATCCAGTCGCCGTCGCTCACGGCGGTGGCGACGATCTCTCGGATGCTCGGGCTCATCGGGCCGAGCGAGTCGAGCCAGGCCTCCTGCTGGGCGTCGCGGCTCATTGCGTGCTCCTCTCGGCGTAGGTGATGGCCTGCTCGAGGTTGTCGATGGTGCCCTGGTCGACGTCGGGGAACACGGCGAGGTGGTGGTCGCGGTGGGCGGTATGCCAGGCGATCGAGAAGACGCCGAGGTCGTAGCGGGCACCGAACCCGCACGAGCAGTCGATGCTCATGGTGTCCGTCGCTTCCTGCTCTGTTCGGGGTGGCGGCGCACGAGCGTCCACCGGCTGAAGAGGGCCCAGGCGGCAGCTATGCGTACGAGCCCGTCGACGCCGGGGGTGACCTCGAGGGGCCATAGCCCAGAGAGCAAGAGCCAGAACACGACGAACAGGATCACCGTGTCGACGACGCGGTCCTTCCTCATGCGGCGGGCCTCGTGTGCTGCGTCCATCCAGTCGAGGGCTTCGGCGACCTTCACGAGCTCGTCGAGGTGCCAGTTGTTCCCGATGACTCGTCGGTGATGATCGCGGTGCGACCGGTGGAATGCCGAGCTGGCGATGGACGGATCCTCGGGTGGTTCCCACCCGCACTCGCAGTACGGGTGGTTCATGGCGCGGCCCGCTCCACGATCAGGACGGACCCGCCAGGGACAGCGTCGGGGAGGGTGATGGTCCTGCACTGGCGAAGGTCGGACCAGTAGACGTCGATGTAGCCGTTCTCCATCGGGTCGGCCACAACGACCACCCTGGGTAGGTCGGTGAACGGCGCCTCGTCCTCGTGGATGACGGGCGGCACCTCGACCACCCGCACGAACCCGGCACGCCGCCAGGTGGCGGGGCAATCGCAGTGCTCGCCGTTGCAGTCGGTCGGGTCGGCCAGCGGGCACGCTTTCAGCCCAGGCTCCACCACCGGCAGCACGTCGCCGACGATGACGTCATGCAGATACTCAGCCCCGCCGCTGTCGTCGGGGACGTGCGGTAGCGCCACCATCTTCCCGACCGGCGTGTCCACGATGGCGTCCCGCAGGACGGCGGTCTGGCCGTTGTGGGCGACCAGGGCGGTCACTGGAGTGCTCCGTCGGCGCGTGGGCCGCGGTCGATGGTTTCGATCCAGACGTAGGCGCCGGTCCAGCTGTCGACCTCGACCTTGGATGCCTCGATGGTCACGAACCGGGCGTCGTCGCGGATCAGTCCGCCGGCTTGGAGGCCGTCGCCGAGTGCCCGGATCAGCTTGTCGAGGTCGGGGGACGACGTCTTCCATCCTTCGCCCGCTGCGCGGAGTGCCTTGGGTCGGCTGGCGGGCATCGGGAACCGGAAGGTGACCGCGAGGTAGAGGGGCCCGTCGAGTGGTGTGCCGTCGGTGGTGCGGGCGACGTCTCGGGCGGTCTGTGCGACGGTGGTGCGCCAGTCCTTGTGTCGTTGGCGGGCGTCGCGGGTCTTGCCGCCGTCGAGCATGGCGCCGTTGGGCATCTTGGTCTTGGAGCCCTGCGGGGTGGGAAGGCCGATGATCTCGAACGTGATGGACGGCATCAGGCGGCGTCCTCGGGGTCGGAGCGGACCGGCGTGCGTTCGGTGGTGGTTGGCATCCGGTCGTGGGCGTCGCTGGTGTGGGCGACGAGAGCGCGCAGTGATCGGGCTTCGTGGCCGCAGGCGCAGCGCAGGACCATCGGGCCGACGAGTTGGGCGCCGGCGTCGGGGTCGGGGCGGGGCGGGCGCAGGTCGGCGGTGGTGGTCGAGTTCTTGGGGGTGACGCCGTGGTGGTGCTTGCGGTGCATGGCGAGCCCCGCGTTCGACCCGAGCGTGTCCCCGCACTCGGGGCACGGGACCCGCTTCGATGCTGGGGACGGCCGGGTGGGTTCGGGCTTCGGGTTCTTCGGTCGCTTCGCCCGGGCGGGCGTCTTCGCGGAGCCGGTGGCGGCGGTGTCGAGCGCCTTGGACCACACCTGCGGGTCGATCGGGCCGCGTGCAGGTGTGGTGGTGAGCGCATCTCGGGCAGCCATGAGTCGAGCGTGCCGGTCATGGAGAGCTGCCATGTCGCTGCGGATCGTGTCGAGCTCGGCGTCGATCTCTTCGACGATCGGATCGGGGGCGGTGTCGTTCACGACGTCCGTCCCAGCGCTGCGATGACGGCGGCCTTGGTCGTGGCAGGTGCAGCTTCCTCGGCGTCGATCGCTGCCTGGCGACGGATCTTGAGTTCCCCGAGGTACTCCTCGGCGAGCTCGGCGATGCGACGCTCCTGGTCGGTTGCCCACCCCCGGAACACGAGGCGCTCGAGGTCGGTCTCGGTCGCGCCGGCATCGAGGAGCTCTTCGAATGCTGCCTCGGCCTGGTCCTGGCGGACGCGTTCCACGCAGCCGGGGCAGGCGATCGTGAGCCGGTCGACGTCGTCGTGGGTGTGGGCGGGGCTGGTCATGCGGTCCTCCTGTTGCGGTGTTCGTGGTGCCAGATGTCGAGGCCGGCGGGGGTGATGGCCCACACCTGGGCGCGGCGGCCGCGTGGGGTGTCGCGCTGGCGGCCGGTGTCGGTGACGAGGCCGAGTTCTTCGAGTTCCTTGCGGCGTTTCCCTGCGGAGTCGGGGCGGAGCCCGTTGATCGCTTCGTGTTCGGCGTCGATGAGGCCTTGTTCGGCGGCGTGGGCGAGGGCGTCGAGGACTTGCCATTGGGTGTGGCCGAGGGTGGGGGTGGTTGCTCGGGCTGCGTCGATGGCGGTGGGGAGGTCGTGGGTGCGGTGAGTGCGGCGGGTGGTGGGGGTGGCGGTGAGGTGGTGTTCTTGGACGGTGAGGAGTGCGCCGGAGGGGAAGCGGACGAGCACCTTGCCGTTGCGGGGTGGGTCGACGATGGCGACGATGTCGCGGCCGTTGGGTCCGAGGTCGTGGACGAGCATCCGGCGGTCCCCTCGCTTCATGACGGGTCCTTCTGGTCGTTGCCGTAGATGTCGCGGTGGCGGCGGCCGGCGTGGATGCGGCACGGGGTGCAGTCGGGGGAGCAGCGTGCGGGGCCGTCGCCGATGAGGGTGAGGGTGCAGCCGGTGGGGCAGGTGCAGCGGCGGCCGGCGGTGCTGGTGGGGTCGCAGAGTTCGTGGCGGCGGCGTTGCCCGCCGACCATCGGCTGGTGGCACACCTCGCACAGCGGAGCCTTGGAGGTGGGGCGGTGTTGTGACCAGCCGCCACCGCGGCGCCCGTACACCAGGTCGGTCTTCGACGTCGTCACGACGCGGCCTCGATGAACAGCGGGACGATCTCGCACGCCTCGAGGTCGACGTCTCCCATGTCGCAGGTCTCCTGGTCAGAGCTGCACTCGTCCACGACGCCGTGATGGGTCGTGCACCACATGACGCCGCCAACCTCGACCCGGAGAGGCGGTGCGGCCTGCTCGATCGCTCGGTGGAGTTCGACGTCGGCGATGCCGTCGGAGACGACCAGCACCTTGCACGGCAACGCCCCGTTGAGGCCTTCGGCGATCTTCTCCATCGCGGCGGGCGGGAAGTCGCGGTCGAGGCGGACGACGAACACGTCGTCGGCGGTGAGGTCGTAGAGGGCGACGCCGACCGCGACCGCTTCGGTGACGGCGCCGAGGCGTGCGTAGTGCTCGTCGAGCGGGACGGCGCCGGCGGTCTGCTGGCGGAGGCGGTCGATCTCGTCGAGCGCGTCGTGGGCTTCACGGTCGGTCACCCGGTTCCCGGGGGCGAGCTGGGCGAGCTTCGGGTAGGTGGTGCGGGCGGTCATGCGACGGCTCCTGGGCTGTGGGCGTGTTCGGCGGCGGTGTCCTGGGCGACGACCTGGGGTGCGGATCGGACGATGCGGTCCCACTGGTCCATGTCGAGCACGGAGAGGGGGAGGCGGAGGCCGAGGTCGTGCCAGCGGCGCTTCAGGTGGCGTTGCACCGGGGGCGGGTAGCGGCGGCAGATGCGGGCGAGGTCGTCGAAGATCTCGTCGTGCTCGGCCTGGTCCGTCCAGCCCAGCGCAGCCCAGTCCGTTCGGGCTGGTGCGATCGCGACCGGGATGGTGTCGATCGCGCGGCCGGTGTGGTGCAGGCGGTGGGCTTCGCCGAGCAGCGCGGCGACGTGGTGAGCGACCGTGTGCTGCTGGCCGATGTCGTCGAGCATCGCCAGGGTGGCGACCTCGTGGCCGTCGCGGCGGATCGCCCACACCCCGGACGGCAACTGGCGGGCGTCCCACACGGGGCCGGTCACCGGGGTACCTGGTCCACGATGGGGCCGTCGGGCTCGTACTCGGGCAAGTCGTACGTGACGACCTCTACGAGCCGCCACCGCTTCCGGGTGATCGTCAGCGGGGCGTCGTACAGCTGGTCGGGGCACTCGGTCTCGAAGCCGTAGTCACCCCAGTCGCCGTGGCTGACGTTCTCCCAGGTGTACGCCTCCTCCCCGACCTCGGCGGTCGAGAACGACTTGATGTCGGCCGGCTCCCCGCAGTTGGCGCACAAGATCCAGCCGTTGCGGATGCCGACGTCGCGCCACTGCTCCGCTGTGAGTCCTCGCACCGTGTCGGCGATCCCCTCACGGATAGCGTCGACCTGGCTTTGAGTCAGCTTTGCCGGGAGTGCCATCACTGCTCTCCTTCGTCGAGGGCCTGGCGGCGGAGCTCGAACTTGCGGCCGGCGTGCGCGACGTGGGTGAGGTGGCAGCGGTACAGCTCGTAGCCCGGGCCGGGTCGGCCGATGATGAGGTAGAAGCCGTCGGGGGCGTTCACGAGCTCCACCGAGCCGTTCACATCCATCACGCCACCGTCCCGGCGGTGAACCCGATCACCTCGGTGTTCGGGGTGTGCGTGATGTCGGAGTCGAGGACGTCGAGTTCGCAGCGGTCCTCGAGGGCGATCGAGATCGTGTCGACGATCTCCTGCTCATCGACATCAGCCCACGTGGCGTCGAGCTCGACGAGCAGCGCGATCAGATAGCGCGGTCGGCCGGTCGTGGTGGTCATGGGTTCCTCCTGAGAACGGGTGCCGTCTCTCCGGCTGTCACGCCTGCGTTCCCTCGACCACTCCCCGCGGGTGTTCGCGGTACTGCATCGGCGCCAGGACAGGGCGCTGTCGAGGGCTCCTCCCCCGCCGGCACGACGGGAGCGGACTGGTTCGGGGTGGGGTCGTCGAGCAGCCGGGTGCGGGCCATCGCCCGCAGCAGCACGAACACGGCGACCACGAACGCCCAGGCGGCGAGATCGGCGCGGGTCATGCGTCGCCTCGCTTCACGGTGACGGTCGCCCCGTTGGAGTACGACTGGACGTGGTGCACGTACCAGCGCCCGGCGCAGATCAGGATGTAGTCGTCGGAGATCGTGCGCTCCTCGAACACCTCGCCCGTGTCTGGGTCTGAGATCGTCACCTTGATCGGACCGTTCATGCGTCGACCTGCCGGCGGGGCTGGTTGGTGCGGTGGATCGCTGCGAGGACCGGGCCGCGGGCCTTCCCGGTGGCGCACATGTGGCACGGCTGCACCGAGCTGGCCCGGTGGGTCTCGGTGCCGTCGGGGAGTCGGCGGATGATGTCGGCGCCGGTCACCCAGCCGGTGTTGTCGCAGATCAGGCAGTCCGGGCCGCGGGTCGACGCATCGTCCAGGTGCAGGCTGTGGTACTGGTCGAGGAACCGGGCGACCGACGGTGCGTGCTGCTCGCTCTTGCGGAGCCGGACGTAGGCGGTGGTGGCGCGGCCGGGCTCGAGGTCGAGCAGGGCGTCCTCCCAGATGTGCGCCGCGACACCGCCGCGGGTCCAGGTCTGTGTGATGCGGGTCGCCAGGTCGGCGGCCTCGTTCGGGGTCACCGCAGACTCCTGAACCAGGACCGGTTCGCCGGGCGCTCCGTGACGACCGGACGCCGCTCGACGAGCGTGCCGTCCAGGTGGAGCTCGAAGTTGTAGGCGGCCGGCTGGTCGCGGCGCACCGGTGGGAGCGGGCGGGGCTGCCAGGTGGCGACCTGGGCGTGGAGCACGGCGAACCAGGTGCGGATCCGCTCGACCGCTTCGATCGAGTCGGCGTGCACCCTGTCGATCGGGGCGTTCACAGTGCGTGCCTTCGTGGGTGGCCGGCTGGCAGGGTGCAGCCGGGTGTCTCGCACGAGCCGGGCCAGTCGCCGTGGAACGTGCGGCGGTCGTCCTCCGCCCACGACACCGTGGTGCTGGAGCCGGGGAAGGCGTAGTCGTTGAGCGTGCCCTGGTGCGTCATGTGTGGGAGTGGCTTCTCGCACGCGATCTCGATCGCGTGCGGGAACGGGCGGATCCGGGCGTCGCAGTTCACCGGTCACCGTCCCGCACGTTCGACGGGTGGCGACGCTCGGACTTGCGACGCTGAGCGTCGAGCCAGCGGCGCTCCTCGGCGAGGTCGCGCTCCGCCTCCCGGCGGTTGGCTCGGTCCTGCAGTGCGCCGTGCGCCCAGCCGATCGCTAGCGCGGCGGCGATCAGGCCGGTGATCACGCCGAACGTGTGCCAGCCCGACAGAGCGAGGACCGGGGTCATCGGACGCTCCGATCACGCCACCACGCCACGACGTGACGGGCCTCGGCGACGATCTCCGGCCACAGCGACCAGATCACGGCGGCGGTGGTGATGATCGTGACGATCCCCCACCAGCCGGCCATCGACTCGGCGCTGTGCGGGTTCACGCCGGCACCGCCTCGAGGATCGGCGGCTGCTGTCGGGGTGTGGCGTCGAGGGTGGACCAGGCGGCCCGGATCTCGATCGCTGCGAGGTCGTACCCGTTCGGGCCTTCGATGCTCCACGAGCGGAGCTCGTGGGCGTACTGGTCGAGCGCGACCGCTGCGCAGATCATCGCTTCGCACGAGATCGGGCCGGGGCTCACCTCGAGGTGCCACCACTGGTGGGGGCTGGTGGCGGGGATCGGTTCGGTGCTGTGCGGGTTCACGCTGCACCCCGCTCGCTGCCGACGAGCACGTCGGCCAGGTCGAGGCTGGCGGCGACCACCGCGGCCTGCGCGTCGATGTCGTCGGCGAGGCGGCGGAGCATGGCGGCGAACTCGGCCGGGGTCGGGTCACCGCTCCCCGACGCGGCGCTGACCGTGACGAGGCTGCCGAGCTCGAGCGAGGTCATGATCCCCTGCTCCGGGTTCGAGCTGAGACGGACCCGGGCGCTCACCTGGGCGGGTGAGGCGATGAAGCACCGGACGGTCGTGTACAGGTGCCGGGGTGGTGTGGTCATGATGATCCTCCTGAGATCGGTGACGAGCTGGCGGTGGTGGCGTTGTGCGCTGCGAACGCCTGGGCGGCCTGTGCTGCCCGGGCGTACGCCTCGCTGCGAGGGCGGTCGGCGTGGCGGTGGAACCGGTAGATGAACCGGACGTCGCCGCGCTGTTGCGGGGTGAGCGCAGGCATCCAGCGGCGCAACGCCTGGGACAGCAGGTGGTCGAGCGGGTCACGCATCGCCGGGGTCCTCGGTGTAGGCGTCTCCGAACAGGGTCAGGCCCTTGGCGCGCATCTCCCGGGCGAGCCACTCGGCGCCGTCGCACGCAGCGAACCTGGCCGAGGCCTCCTGTGCCGCGTCTCGGCGTTCGTCGACCGCCCAGCGCTCGAAGTCGTCAGCGGTCGCAGCGGCGAGACACACGCGCTCGGTGCCGATCGAGAGGGGGCGATCAGCCACGGCGCCCACCTCGTCGCGGGCCGGCCACCGTCGCGCTGCCGCGACTCGTCGCAGCAGGAGCGATGCGCTGACGTGGCCCGCGTGCTGCACGTTGGCCGGTGGCCGCAGTGCTGCGATGGTGTTTCGCTCCGCACGTAGCGCCGCCGTCCGGTCGGTGAAGCTGCCCAGCACGTCGAGCGCATCCGTGGGGGCTGCGATGCCGGTCTGACGGTGATCCGCCAAGCGTGCCGCCAGGTCGTGTGTCACCCCGATGTAGCGGATCTGGCCGCCGCGGCGGATCGCGTAGACGTGGTGCGTCACGCTGCGGCCTCGCTGCGGAGGCGCTCGACGTCGGCGACGTGCCACCAGCAGGCGCCCCGCTTGCCGGGGGCCTTGATGGCGGGCTGGATGCTGTGGGCGGCGACGAGCCGGTGGAACCGTGAGACGGTGACCCCCAGCGCTTCGGCCGCTTCCCGAGTGGTAAGCGTTTTCGTCACGGAAAGCAGTAGACACCACGCGGGCGACGGTGTCAAGCGTTTCCGAGAATCACCCGGGCATCCCTCTTGCTAAACGTTTCCGAGTGCGCGCACGATTCCGCAATGGAAGCAGCGCACACCGCCCTCATCCCCGTCTGGACGCTCGGCGATCGACTCCGCAAGGCCCGCGAGGTAGCCGGGATGGACGCCGAGATCATGGCCCAGCACGTCGGCGTCACCGACCGCACGATTCGCAACTACGAGACGGACACCACCCCGGTGAAGCGGTCCGTCATCCTCGGCTACTCGATGGCGACCGGCGTCCCGGTCGAGTGGATCGAAACCGGCGTCACGCCGCCGAGCGACCCGACCCTGGTTACCCGCTGGTATGCCGTCTGCTCTGGCAGTCCGCCCGACCGGAAGACCGTCCTGAGACTCGCTCAAGCCCCGGTCGCCGCGTGACGATTGTTGCGCCATGCACACGATCAATGCCTTCCTCAGCTACCAATCGTTGCGTGGGTTCTCGGCCCGCACGATCGCCCGGCGCCGCTGGACCCTGCGGGCCGTCTGCATCGAGACCGGCCGGGATCTCGACCGGCTGCGCAGCGTCGATGTCGAGGTGTTCCTCGCCCGACGGCCGGCGGCCGAGTCCCGGCGGGCGCTGCTCGGCGATCTGCGTGCGTACTACCGGTGGGCGCTCCCCCGCGGGTTCGCCCACCACGACCCGACGGTGCTGTTCGACGCCCCGCGTGTCCCGCGTCGCGATCCGCGGCCGTTGACCGGCACCGAGATCCGCCTCCTCCTCGACGGTGCGCCACCACGCACCCGTCGCGCCGTCGCCCTGGGCGCCTATGCAGGGCTGCGGGCCGGCGAGATCGGGCGCATCACCGCCACCGACGTCCGAGGCGGCGTCGTGCACGTCCGGGGCGGCAAGGGAGGCAAGGACCGGACCGTCCCGTTGCACCCGGCGCTCGAGGTCGAGTGCCGAGGCTGCGTCGGTCTGCTCGTCGGCCTCGCCCCTGACGGCGTGTCGGCCCTGATCCGTGACCGGATGCGCGCCGTCGAGCTCGACGGCCATCGCTGCCACGACCTGCGGGCCACGTTCGCCACCGAGGCGGTCAGGGTGGCGCCGATCCCGACCGTCGCCCGCTGGCTCGGTCACGCCAACTGGTCGACGACGCAGCGCTACGTGATGGTCGACCCCGGTGACGCCGAGCAGGTCGCGGCCATGTTCCCGATGGCGGCCTGACCGAGACGGTTGCTCTCGTCAGCTACCGTCCCGGGATGAGCAGTGCGCCGGGGTGGCATCCGGATCCGTGGGACCCGCAGAGCGTGCGCTGGTGGGACGGCCAGCAGTGGACCGGGCACACCCGGCCCGGTGTCGCTCCGCCGGTCCCCCGTTCGGGGACGCCACCGCCGGGCGTGGTGGGGCCACAGATCCGGTTCACGCCTACCGCGGCGCAGCCGATCCCCACACCGCGGCGAACGTCGCCGTGGCTCGGGCTGGTGGTCGTGCTCTTCCTCGCCGGCGGCTGCGGGGCGCTGATCGCCGCCGGGGCTGCCACCGACGACGAGCGGTCCACCGAGCCGGCTGCCGCTGACCAGTCGAGCCGTGGCAGCGGTGAGGTCGACATGGAGACGGTGGCCGTGATGGCAGCCGCGTTCGCTTGGGACGAGATGACCACCGAGGACCGGGCGCTCGCCTGCGAAGGGCTCGACACGTTCGGCCGCGACTTCGTGTACGAGCAGCTGCTCGACGGCGCAGACGGCGACGAGAACGGGCCCGTGTTCGCTGCGGCCCTGCTCGACCTGCTCGAGGCCGAGTGCTGACTCCGAGCGCGACGAGGCCCCGCCCCGACCGGCTCAGGAGGGAACCGGTGGGGCGGGGCTTCGTCTGGCACAGCAGTGGGGGGCCTGCTGCGAGCTAGGTAGTTCGGCTGGCTCCCGTGATGCGCAGGAGTCGCTCGAGGTCCGCACGGACGGCAGCTTCGCCGGGCGTGTACGGACGGTCATCATCAGGCGGCAGCAGTCCCCGTGCTTCGGTGAGCACGGGGGTGACTCGTCGCACCACCGCTGCCGCGGCGGTGAGCGCCCCGGCGAGCGTGAAGAGCCAGGCGGCCGTAGCGGTCGCGGTCCCGTCGGGGATCCACGGCAGCAGTTCGGCCACCCGCTCGGCGATGATCGTGACGATCACCGCTGCGGCGACGAGCCACGTCGGTGCTGCACGGAGCAGCACGACGAGTCGTCGGATCAGGTCATGCACAGGGGTGCACCTCCTTCATGGTTGGGGGTCGGTGGGCTTGCCGTAGCGGCGACCGACGACGTCGCGCTCGGAGTCGTGGGTGAGGAGCTGGTCGACCTTCTCGGACAGCTCGTCGACTTTCTCGCTGGTGCCGTGCACCTTGTCGAGCAGGGTCATGCCGCCGTTGCGGCGCATCTGGTGGTCGACCCAGTCGACGGTGGTCTCGACCTTGTCCATCCACGCCTTGAACCTGCGGGCGAACGCACGCATCGGGACCACCACCTTCGTCCAGCACACGCCGAGCGCGGTGATGACCGCCGCGACCACGACGGGCCACTGGGCGACGTCCCAGGCGGTGATCGCCACCGTCACGCCACGGCCCCCATCGACGCGATGACCGAGAGCGGCGGCTGGTAGGCGGTCACCTCGCCGGCGCCCCGGACCTCGGCGCCGTTGGCGAGGTACAGCTTCGGGCCGTGGCCCTGCACCGAGCGGAGGATCATCACGTTGAGGGCATCGGTGTTCGGGACGTGCCAGCGGGTGACACCGTTCGAGGCCCACACCTTGCCGGTGGTGCTCTCGGTGGCGAGCCAGAGTCGGGGCATGTCGTCGTCCTCCGTGGGGGGTGCAGGTTCGGGGGTCGGTGCCGGGGCCGGCGGGCGGAACACGCCGGCGGCGATCTGGGCGTGCAGTCCGGTCCCAGGGCAGGCGGTCGGCCGGTAGTAGCTGTGCGGCCGGATCGCGAGCGGGGCGCCCTTGGCGGCCTCGGCCTCGGCGACGAGGCGCTGCATCGCTGCGATCGCCTTCGGGGACGCTGGGGCGTTGTCGAGGATGATGAAGAGCACGGCGAACGTGTGGTGGTTCGCACCCTTCGTCGCGGCCGACTGGAACCGGGTGCCGCGCAGCTCGATGACGTGCCCGTCGAGCGGGTGCCCGATGGCCGAGACGATGCCGACCTGGTAGGCGATCGAGTAGCCCTTGGTGCGGTAGAAGGCGTCGGTGTTCCGCAGGTGCTGGGCGATGTCGAGCGGGACCGGGAGCGGGCCGACGCCGCGGTAGTGGACGGCGATCGCATCGATCGCCTGCCAGCCGGGGAAGGCGGGCCCGGTGATCGGGTGCCGCTTGTCCTGCCACCAGTCGACGAGGTGGTCGAAGGTGATGCCGCTCACGGGCACACCCGATCCGTGCCGCCGGCGAGCGCGTGGTCAGCGCAGAGCCAGAAGTCGCCGGACTCGCCGACCATGCAGTCAGTCGCCTGCTCGTCGCATCCGGCGACGTCACACCAGCTCGACCCGATCGGGTTGGGGCAATCGTGCGCGAGCGTGTCGAGGTGCTGACCGCAGTAGTAGCGGCCGCAGCCTGGTGCGGCGGGGTCTCTGTGGCCGTCGGGCAGTTCGCCGCACAGCCAGCCGAGTCCGCGGTCGATCTCAACGCGACATCCCGGGTGATCGCACTCGGCGTCGATGCCGTAGCCGGCCTCGCGGCCGTCTGGCAATAGGTAGTGCCCGTACCCCATTGCGCCTCCTGATGGTCCTCTGTGTCTTGGAAGAATGCGCCGGGTCAGGCGAGGCGCCACAGGCTCGGCGATGCGGGCGGGGTCCACCCGGCGCCGACCCAGGCCGTGTGGTTGAGGATGCACTCGTAGACGAGCCCGTCGTAGGAGCGCTCGTTGCCGACGACATAGGAGACGCCCTCGGCCCACGGAAGGACCGCAGGCTGCTCGGGCTCGGGCTCCACGTCGAGCGGGTCGATCAGTTCCCACCAGCGATCATCCGAGCCGGGCTCGGTGGTGTTGGCCGGGATCTTCGACCGCCAGCCGACGCCGAGATGGGTGCAATCCTCACCGAGGGCGTAGGCGTCCTCCGCCGAGGTCGGCTGCACCCACTCGGGCAGGCCGACGAGCGGCACGTTGCGCCAGTTGATCGGCGGCTCCCAGACGTTCGGGATGCCGGCCGGGCACAGGTTCCGCCAGATCGACCCCTGATGGAACCGCAGCTCGCCACCCTGGGAGAGCGGCCAGTTGCCGTCCTCGTCGACCTGTGGCGGCACCCACGGCGGGGCGAACCGCTCGGGGAACGTGAGATCGCAGCCCATGCCCGGCCCGGCGTAGGCGACGGTCTGCGGCTGGTCGGTGTACGGGTCGGCGGTCTCGACCCAGGTGCCACCGAGATGCTCGGCGCACCAGGCGGCCGAATCGGCGACGACGGTGCGGATGACCGTCGAGTCGTTGGCGAGTTCGCAGAAGTAGCCCATCAGACCGGACACCTCACGATCACGATGCCGGAACCGCCAGCGGTGCCCGAGCCGTTCCAGAACGGGGTGCCGCCGCCGCCGCCAGTGTTCGCCGTGCCCGCCGCCGCCACGCCGCCGCCGTGACTGGCCGTGCCGTTGACGCCGCCGCCCGACGTCCCGGCACCGCCACCTGCGTAGCCGTTGCCCCACACGGTGACGCCGGCACCGCCGTTGCCGCCCAGCGACGCGGTCCCTGCGGTGCCGGCACCACCGGCACCACCGCCGCCGCCCGACGCACTGGATGTCGTAGAACCACCCGAGAAGCCAGCGCCACCAGCATTCCCCTGTCCGCTGGTCCCACTCCCTGCGATCGGCGTTCCAGGGTTCCCTCGACCACCACCACCGCCCGAGCCGCCAGTTGTCCCGTTGGCGAGGGTGTCGCCGCCATCACCTCCGCCCGTCGTGGTGACAAGTGCGCCAATGGATGACCCGCTGCCCGGGGAACCTGCTGCACCGCCCGCACCCACCGTGACCGTCTCTGTCGAGGTGATGGACATGGTGCCGGTCAGCAACCCGCCAGCCCCACCACCACCACCGGCACCACGGACGCCGCTGGCGATGCCCGACCCGGCGCCACCAGCCACGACGAGATACTCGACGTCGCCGCCCACCGTCACCGTGAGCGTGCCCGACGTGGTGAACGTGTGGTACTTGTAGCCGTCGCCCGGCGTCGTCTCCGTGCCACCCGACATGACGATCCCGCCACCAGCCGGGGCCTGCTGGCGGACAGCGGCGATCCGCATCGCCAGACTCACGACGTGCCGCCCAGCACGATCCAGGTGTTCGCCGTGGCGGTCTTGATGACGACGAGCGCCTCACCCTCGGCGCACGACGTGAGCGCCCCACCGACGACGGTGATACCCGAGACGCCGAGCGTGATCCCGGCCGCACCCGCAGCGACCAGGGTGCAGTTGAACCCGTCCGGCAGGTCATCGCCTGCGTCGGTCGGCAGGGTGACGGTGACGAGCCCGGCCTCGGTGTACACGTTGATCTTGCCGTTGTCGCCCGAGGCGAGCGTGTCGCTGGCACCCGTCACCGTGACGGGGACGTTGAACAGCGGCACATACGTGGCAGACAGGTCGACCCACTCGGTGTCGTAGTCGGTGCTCGAGGCCTTCGCCAGCACCCTGCCGGCCGCGCCGCCGGCCGCCACACCTGGACCCGTCGCACCCGTGTCTCCCTGCGGACCCTGCGGACCCTGCGGCCCGGTCGGACCCGGGTCTCCCTGCGGACCCTGCGGGCCGGTCGCGCCGGGATCACCCTGCGGCCCGGTGGCTCCGGTCGCACCGGTCTCACCCTGGATGCCCTGCGGTCCTTGCGGACCTTCGGGCCCGGTCTCGCCCTGGATTCCCTGTGGGCCCTGTGGTCCTTCGGGGCCCGTCGCTCCTGTCGGCCCGGTGGCGCCGGTCTCACCCTGCGGGCCCTGCGGTCCGGTCTCACCCTGCGCGCCTTGCGGACCTTGGGGGCCGACGAGCGGGGTCGGGGAGCCCCACGCCCCGGCGGTCTTCGGGCCGTAGATCGTGTCCGCGGTCGTGTCGATGTAGAAGTCGCCGTTCGAGCCGAGGC